GACGGCAAAGGCGGGCAGACGCGCGTCGTGAAGTTCCTCGAGTACAAGCCTCCGCGCAAGGCGGGCGGCTCGCCGAGCGGGAGCAAAGCCGGAGCAAAAACGAAGGCACCCGACCCGAACCAGGCGGCGCTGGATGAGATCGCGAAGCTCACCGCGGCCTACCAGCAGACTCCGTGGGGGAAGCCGAAATGACCGCCACCCTGAACAACATCCTGGCGACGTCTGCGCGCGTGTACCTGCCCGCGTGGGGCGTGTGGTACGCCGAAGTGGACCTCGACGGCGAGCACACGCTCACGGGATCCGTGTCGCTCGTCGTGGCCGACCTCACGCTCGTGGGCACGATCCTCTCGGGCGGACCGGAGAACGGGCGCTCGCACTATCGCGTCGTCGCCGGCAAGGGCGGATGGGGCAAGACGATCCCCGCGAAGTCCTACGCGAACGACGCCGGGGTGAAGGCCTCGACCGTGCTCCTCGACGCGGCCGACTCGTGCGGCGAGACCATCCTGGCCAGCACCCTGCCGACAACGCGCCCGGGACCGTCCTGGGCCCGCCCCGCGGCGCGCGCGCGGGCCGTGCTCGAGCTGCTCGCGCCGCGCGGCTGGTACGTGGGCGAGGACGGCGTGACGCGCATCGGAGCTCGGACGCCCGGAACGCTCCCGGCGAACGTGACCCACGGCCCGGTGGACCTCGCGCGGGGCTGTGTGGAACTCGCGAGCGAGAGCATCGCGACCATTCTTCCGGGGATCGTGGTCGACGGCCTCACGGCGGTGGACGTGCTCCACGAGGTCAGCTCCGACGGGCTCCGCTCGACGGTGCACGGCGCGCGCGGTGGCAGCTCGCGCGCGCTCGATGCGTTCCGCGCGATCTTCGAGGGCCTCGACCCGGACCGCGCGTTCCGCGGGCAGAGCGAATACCGCGTCGTGAGCCGCTCGGGTGACCGCGTCGGCCTCGAGCCCGTGCGCGTGTCGACGGGGATGCCGGACCTCGCGCGCGTCGTCGCTCGCCCTGGGCTCCCGGGGTGCAAGGGCGGCGCGGCGGTGGGCTCTCGCGTGCTCGTGGCCTTCGCGGACTCTTCGCCCGCGCGCCCCTACGTGTGCGGCTACGAGGACGCGGACGGCTCGGGCTTCGTGCCGACGACGCTCGTGCTCGATGCCTCCTCGAGCATCAAGCTCGGCGACGGCGCGACGAAGGGCGTGGCTCGGGACGGCGACGACATCTGCCTCGGGTACTTCTGCAAGGACACCACGGCCAAAATGATCTACCGCTCGCCTCCGGAGCTCGGCCCGCTGCTCACGGTCTACACCGAGTGGTGGAAGGTCACGGACGTGGCCGACGTCCTCTGGTGCACCGCGAGCAACCCTGCAACTCCGACCGTTCCGCCACCGCCAGGTACGCCCGGCACGGCGCTGATGGGCATCATCAACGAGGCTTCGAGCCTGGTGAAGTGCGAATGAGCACCTACTTTGGCTACGACATCTCCTGCACGCGCGGCATGAAGTCGGGCCGCTTCGTCTCGGGCGTGGAGCTCGTGGCCGAGGCGTATTACCGCCGACTGACGACGACGCGCGGCACGCTCATCGGCGGCGAGGAGGAGCAAAACTACGGGCTCAACCTCATGAGCCTCGTGGGCAAAGCCGCGACCCCGAGCTTTGCCGCCTCGCTCCCCGGCAAGATCGAGAACGAGCTGATGAAGGACCCGCGGACCGAGTCCGTGAAGGCCACCGTGGTCAGCGCGACGGCCGGCCCCGCGGTCACCTACACGATCAGCATCGCTGCGAAGACGACGCTCGGTCCGTTCACCCTCGTGCTCGCGGTGTCCGCGGTGAGCGCTGAAATCCTGGGGATCCAATGACCATCTCGCTTGCCTCACTCATCCTCGAAGAGACCCGCGCGGCCATCTACAACTACGCGCTGGGCATCGCGACGAGCCTCGGTCTCCCAGTGACCTCGTGGCAAGTCGGAGACCCCACGCGCTCGCTCTATCACGTGCTGTCGGCGAAGCTCGAGGCGTTCGAGTCGAACATCACGGGTTACATCAAGTCGGGATTCTTGGATCACTCCGAGGATGTTTGGCTGAAGGTCAACGCCGAGCAGACTTACGGCGTCGACGTACCCGCGGCGACCTACGCCGAGACGACCGTCGTGCTCACGAACGGCTCGACGAACCTCTACATCATCGACGCTGGCGATCTGACCTTCTCGTCCAGCGTGACCGGCAAGACCTACCGCAACACCACGGGCGGCACGCTCGCCGTGGGGCCTGCGACGACGCTCTCGATGACCGTGGTGGCGGACGAGGCGGGCTCGGGTAGCTCGGCGGGGGCAGCGGAGATCACCCGGATGGTGACCCCGCTCGACGGCGTGACGTGCACGAACGCTACGGCCGCGGTGGGCATCGACGAACAGGCCGAGAGCGTCACGAAGCAACAGTGCCGGGACATGCAGGACGCGACAAGCCCGGACGGCGCGCGCGGCGCATACGCGTACTTCGCCCGGAATCCCGACTACGGCGGCACCGCGGCGATCACGCGCGTCCGCACCTACGGGGATTCGACGACGGGCATCGTCACGGTGTACCTCGCCGGCCCCTCTGGCGGCTCGATCGCGGCCGACGTGGCCCTGGCGCAGCTCGCGATCGTCACGTGGTGCCTCCCGCTCTGCCACACGCCGATCGTCGCAGCCGCGGCGAACGTGACCATCGCGGTCACCTACGAGCTCTGGCTCTACAAGAGCTGCAACAAGACCGTCGCCCAGGTGCGCACCGCGGTCTCGACGGCGCTCGGCGTGCTTTTCTCGCGGCGCCCGATCGGCGGAGACGTCGTGGCCCCCGCGACGACGGGCAAGATTTACCAGTCGGACATCCTTGCGACGATCGTGAAGGCGATCCCCGAGGGCTTCCGCGCCTCGGTGAGCGTGCCGAGCGGGGACACCTCGCTCACGAACGGGCAGGTGGCCGTGCTCGGCACGGTGACGGGGACCATCCACCTCGAGGACGACCCGGTCTGATATGGATTTCAGGACCCGAAATAAGCAGTTCGGCCCGCGGTGGCTCGTCGGCGACGGGTCCGATGGGGACGAGTCCACGCTGATCCAGTACTCGCTGGATCTCGTGCTCGACGCGGCCATGCGGCGCACATATCTCGGCATGCTCGCGCGCTACCCCGACGCCGCGGCAGAGCTCGGGATCGCGGGCGCGCTCGAGGCCATCGGGCGCGACCGGCGCACGCTCCGAGGTCTCGGGCCCGAGACCGATGCGAGCTACGCGACGCGCCTCAAGCGGTGGCTTCACGACGCGAAGAAACGCGGCTCGCCGTTCATGCTCATGCAGAAGCTGCAGGAGTACATCGCGGCAGGCTCCTCGTTTCGCACCGTCGACGCTCGCGGGAACTGGTTCTCTCGCTCAGCTACTGGCGTCGAGACATACACGCTAAACACCGGGAATTGGAATTGGGACTCGACGATCCCATCGAGTCCGCAGTGGGCGCGTTTCTGGGTGATCATCTATCCCGGCACGCGGTGGAGCCACTCCGCGAACTGGGGCTCTGGCCAGCTCTGGGGTGACACCGAGAGGACCTGGGGCACGACGGCCACGCCCTCGGAGGTCGCGCAGGTTCGCGGCATCGTCGCCGACTGGAAGCCGGCCGGTACGAGGTGCGTCAACATCATCATCGCCTTCGACGCTGCCTCATTCGATCCGACCGCACCCGAGCCCGATGGCACGTGGGGCAAACCTCACAAGGTCGTGGGCGGCGTGCACGTGCCATCGCGGATCACGACTGCTGACTACTGGGACGGAACAAGAACATGAGCACGACTTACGGCACGCAGAGCAGCATCACGATTCCGAGCGACGGCGACACCATTGACGCGGTCGACGTCAACGTCCCGCTCGCCGCCATCTGGGACCAACACGACTTCGTCGACACGCTCGTGGCGCTGCAGGCCATCCTGGTGCCAACGCACGGCCTTGTGCGGTACGTGCGGGGCTATGGGCACTTCGTGTTCGTGACCTCGGGCACCTACTCGGCGAGCACGGCGGCCTCGCCGTGGATCCTGGCCGCGACGGACGGCACCGCAGGCCGGTGGGTCATGGATCTCACGGCCGAGTCGAACCGCGTGGTTACGCGGTCATTCGCCTGTGCTGACGGGAGCCCGCGCGGCTCGACGGAGATCGCGAAGACGCACGACATGAGCGGCGCCGTGTTCTGGATGCCGCTCAACGCGGACTCCACCGGCGCCGACGCAGGTCGGGCGTATCACTACTTCGAGGGCCGGCAGATCAAGTTCTCTGACGTGAACAACGCCGGGGCGACCGGCAAGCACGTGCTGTTTCATCTGAACCAGTACCTCGTACACGGGGCGAACTTCGACTCGCTCAAGCTGAACCTCAAGGGCGCCGGCGGACACGGCGCACTGCCGCTGATGATGCCCTCGCTCGCGTTGGTGAAATTCAACCCCGAGACCGACACCCTCGTTTCGCTGCTCGCGGCGAACACGGTGGACGACGCGAGCGCGAGCACTGCGGCATACGACGCGGTGCACTCGATCACGCTCACGCCCGACCAGAACCAGACCATCAGTCTGACGAAATACAGCTACTACGCGGTGGTGTGCAACGAGGGCAACACGAACGCGCTGGCCGAGCTCGCGCTGCGCAACTTCGTGATCACCATGACCGCAAAGGGGTTCTTCTGATGACCACCCTCGACCTCTCCGGCTGGCTGCCGAACCTCTTGCCCGTGCTGCTCAAGGTTGCGGGCACCGCGCAGACCGCGCGCAAGTACGTGAACTTCGTGGGCGTCACGGCGGTGGACGATTCGGCGAACGACCAGTGCACCATCACGGTCACGCAGCAGTCGATCATCTCCGCCGAGACCACGACCGTCACGGGCACCGTGAACGACCACGCGATGACCACGGCGGCCACGGTGCCGATCACGTTCCTCACCTTCGCGAACGCGCTCGGGGCCACACTGACAGGGCTCGCCGGCGGCGCCGCGAATCGCATCGTGGTCATCAGCAACACGGGCGCGAACGCCGTAGCGCTGAACCACGAGGACGCCGCGAGCGTGGCGGCCAACCGGTTCGTGTTCCCGGGGGCCGTGAACCAGGGGTTCAACACGGACGCCGCGTGCATCCTGATCTACGACGGCGGCACCTCACGCTGGCGGATGATCGGCAGAACGTCGTGAGCCATGCTAGGACATTGTTTGTCACACCCGGAGCCGCCGCATGAACGACGACCGCATTCCCACGCTCCCGCGACCCGCTCCCATGCCGCGCGAGGATGCGCCGACGCCCATCCCGCGCAAGTCGTCGCTCGAGGAGCTGCGCGCGAGCGACGACCCGTACGTTGCGGCGCTCGACGAGTTGCGCGTCGAGGTGCTCCGGCTTTCGGCGCGCCTCCCCGAGCTCGACGCGCGCACGAGCAAGACGGACCTCGCCCAAGAGGCGAAGCTCGGGGAGCACGAGACGCGCCTCGCGCGCATCGAGGCCACCTCGAGCGCTTCGGCGAGCGGGACAGCGACCCTCGTCAAGTCGCTCACCGGGGTCATCCCGCCCAAGCTGCTCGCGGGCCTGGTCGCGCTGGGGACGCTGCTGCAGGTCGCCCTCGAGGCGTACCGGGCGGTCCACCGATGAGCCCGCCCGGGACGGCCCTCGTGGACTGGCGGGACATCCGAGCCCTGCGCGACGACCTGGTGAACGTCGCCGAGGAGGCCTCGCGCCAGACCCTCGCGGCCCACACGCGCACGCTCGCGCTGCTCGCCGAGCACGCGCAGGTGGCGGAAGAGCGCGAGCAGGACGCGAGCCTCTTCCGTGCGGAGGTGCGCAGCCGGCACGAACGCGAGGACGAGCGAGCGCGACTCGTCGACGCCCGCATGGCCACCATGCTGCGCCACCTCGAGAAGCTCGTGGAGATCCCCGCCACGGAACGCGAGACGCTTTCGCCCCCCTCGTGGACCTCGCGGGCTCGTGCGCGCCTCGACTCGCCGGCCTCGACGCGCGCCGTGATGGCGCTCGCCTTCGCCGGGCTTCTCGCCTCTCTCGCCTCGTGTGCCTACCCCGTTGCCCACATGATCGGAGCGATACCATGAAGGACTGGAAGATCTGGGCGGTGCACGGCATCGCGGGCAACATCATCGGGATCGCCACCGTGGTGTTCTTCGGCTGCGCTCGCCCACCGAAGCCCGAGACGGCCATCGAGGCGGCTACCTACGGCGCCGAGCTCGAGGCGTGCGTGCTCCAGTCGTCGACGTGCCCGGGCTACGTGGCCTGCCGCAAGCGCGTGGCCGAGAGCCACGGCCGCACGTACACGGGCCGGTGCGCGCCGTGAGCGCCTTTCTCGCCGTCCTCGAAAGCCTGGCCAAGCTCGCGCTCGTCATCGCCGAGAAGCTCGACGACGGCCCCGATCGCGAGGCGATGTTCCGCGCGGCCGAGGAGCTCGCGACGCTGCACGCGAAGCTGAAGTTCCCCGGGCTGAGGGACTCGTGACCGAGCGCATCTACCTCCTCGACGTGTCGAGCGTGCAGCGGGGCATCGACTGGGACCGCGTCGTCGAGCACGACCCCGGAGCCGCCTTCGGGCGTCCGCCGGGCCGGATTCGGGGGGTCGTCGCGAAGGCCTCCGAGGCGCGGAGCCCAGATCCGCGAACCCGCGAGCACATCGAGGGCGCGCGCATGGCGGGGCTCTCGGTCGGCGTCTACCACTTTGCTCGCGTGCGAGGCGCGGCGCTCGAGCAGGCCGACTACGCCATCGACCGCGCGTGCGAGCTCGGGGACGATCCCGGCGAGCTGCCGATCTGGCTCGACCTCGAGGAACGCGGCGCGGCCGCGCGCCTCGGAGGGCCGGACGCGTACGTCGAGTGGATCGTCGCGTGGTGCGAGCGCATCGAGGCCCGCGGCTACCGCGCGGGGATCTACACGGCGCCCGTGTACGGCTCCGAGTGGCGCGGGGCGCGTCACGTCGCAGAGCTCGCGCGCTGGCCGCTATGGGTAGCGCAGTACTCGCACGTGGGGGCGTGGTGCCCGACGGACGCCGATCGCCCGCTGGCGGTCCCGCCCTGGCCCGCGGCGGCGGTGTGGCAGTACTCCGGCGGCGGGCCGGGGCTGCCCGGGAACACGGTCCCGGGCGTCTCGGGCTACGTGGACCTCAACCTGGTCAACGGCGGGCTCGAGACCTTCCGTGCGCTCCTGGGGCTCCCGGGCGAGGAGCCCGACATGGGCGGGCCGGTGCATGGGACGCACGTGGTGGAGGCCAGCCTGGACGAGCGCGCGGCCGGGCAACCGGAAGGACGTGGTTGCTATGATAACCATAGTTGCAGGTCAGTCGCCACGACGGTGACACCAACCCCGGAGCCTCACGCATGAGCATCCCTCGCACCGCGGACGACGTCCCCTTCACCGCCCCGACCGCTCCCCCGGCCGAGCACATCATGCAGTTCTTCGCCTACGAGCACCTCCCGCCGATGCTCCAGGCCGCGAGCAAGCCCTTCGGCGAGCTCGCCGAGCGCATCGTCGCCACGCTGCCCCGCAACCCCGAGCGCACGGTCGCACTGAGGAAGCTCCTCGAGGCGAAGGACGCGGCGGTCCGGGCGCTGGTGGCGAAGTAGAAGCCCGCCCCGGCGCGGGGGCGTGACGGGACCGGGAGCGCGCTTCCCCGGTCCCACTCTCACGAGGTTCCACCGGCCGAGCGCCGAACCTCCCCCGACGCGGAAGTGGATCACGCGGCGGGCGCCTAGGCACTGGCGTGGCGAAAGTCATGTGCCGGCCCCTCCCGCCGAAAGGCGCGAGGGGCCCTCTTTACGCGTAGGCCGCGAGCGCCCGCTCGACCAGCGCCGAGATCGTGCACCCCTCCCGGGCCGCCCGCTCGCGCAGGGCGGCCACCACGGGGCCGGGGAGGCGCAGGAGCAGCTGCCCGCGCTTCCGCTCGGACTCGGGCTGGGTGCGCCTCTTGGCGGTCACGGGATCACGCTCGCGACCTTGGCGATCGCGTCGCTGAGCGACGGAATGTCGCGAATGCGGAAGGCCCCGATCAGCTCGATCGGGGCGAAGCAGTCTTCGCGGTCGCATCCCACGCCGACATGGCGTCCACGATAAACAGCCAGAAACCAACCGTGCGAGTAGTCGTGACCGGACTGTGCGATCACGCACATGCGCTCGTCGAGCGCCTCGACCGCTTCCTCGATCGCCTCTTCGCGCGTTCCGGCCACACCCTCGCGCGGCAGGTCCACGATGTATCCCGAGAGGCCCGGTTCCCGCGCCTCCGGATCGCCGCGGCGACCCATGGCGTACGAGTACCCGTGCTTAAGGTCGGCTTTCGGGCGACTGCAAACGCGAACGAAGTACATGTCCAAACCCTACATGCGCGGGATATCCCGCGCAAGCGGGAATCGCACAAATCGACCGGGCCCGGAGTTTTGCCCATGTTTTGCCCGGTGCGCGCCCGCGCATCACTGAACAGGCCGGCGTTTGAAAAGCCCAGCGGCGCGCGGTAGTGAATGGCGCTCACGGCAGCACCCCCGCGATCGCCCGCTGGCGGAGCCGGTCCCGGTCCCGGGAGATCCTGCCCGCCACCGCCGAGCCGCGCATGCGCTCGGCGTAGGCGGACAGGCGGATCGCCTCGGATGCGTGGTACCTAGCCCTGGCGTCAGCGTCCGCGGCTTCCCTCTCCAGGTCCTCGGCGCGCGCTTCGGTGGGTCGCCACTGACCCGCGAGATCGGCCGCGCGCACCCTCTCCTGGCGCTGTATCTCCTCGTGGACGGCGTCGAAGAACGCCCGTCCCGTTCCGCCTTGGGGCTCACGGTCGCCCCGGCGGCCGCTTGGGCAACAGGCTTGGGTCGCGCGTCCAGTCGGGCGCCACGAACGCGACGGCGTGGGCGTCCCGTTCCTCGACCGTGCGCGGCCGCTTGAGGGCCCGGCCGGCCTCGGCCTTGCGCTCACGCGGCAGGTCCAGGAACGGCGTCTCACCCCGCGCCGCACGCTCGTCTGCCAACCGCAGCGCGTCGGCGTAGCGCATCAGCCGGACCTCCCACCGCGCGGTGAGGACCCGGTGGGCGTCGAGCACGCGCCGCGCCTCGGCAAGGCTCACGCGGATCTCTTCGTTGCAGCGCGGGTGCGCGAGCAGCTCCCGGATCTGCGACCTCTGTTTGACCGCTGGGCTCATTCCTCCACCTCCCCGGTGCCGTCGCACTCGCGACACGGCACGCGATCGTAGTCCCCATCCAGGTCATGCTCCCACGTGTCGCCGGTCCCCCTGCAGTTCGGACACGTCTCGCTCACGGCGCACCTCCGAACATGCGGCGCCGGAGCGCGTCCCGGTCCCTGGCACCTCTGACAGAGCGCGCGCAGGTTCGCCTCGTCGTTGTGCGTCGGGTCGTGGTCGCGATGGGAGATCGTGAGGACGACGCGAACGAGGGCGCGGCGCCGCAGCGTGACGCCGCATGCCTCGAGGTCCGCGCCCGAGTCGGGCTCGGTGTCCCAGGTGTCGATCCAGCCGACAGGGCGGACGCGATCGTACTCGTAGCGGTGCAGCGTCTGGCCGTGAGGCGCGAGGCATCGGCCGTCGCCCTCGCACGCCGCCCCGCCGTCGTGCTCGTGCCCGCACTCCCCGCGGCACTCGCACGCGTTGCCCGCGCGCTCCAGGATGGCTTTGCGGATCTTGCGCCACTCGGCCGGCGGCGGGTAGAGGCGGCGCTGCTCAGGTCGGATCGGCATTGGCTACCTCCCATCGTCGCAGTAGAGCCGGCCCGTGCGCGTCTTGAGGTAGTCGGTCATGCGAGCCCCGCGAAGAGGCTGGCCTGCGGAGGCTTGGCGGACATGAGGTTGCGCGCGGCCTGCTCGTAGTAGCTCCGCTTCAGCTCGGCGCCCACGAAGCGCCGCCCCTCCTGGATCGCCACGTAGCCCTCACTGCCGATGCCGGCGAACGGAGACCACACAACATCGCCCGGGTTCGTCCAGAGTCGGATGCATCGCCGGATGACGCCGAGTTGCAACGGGCAGATGTGGCGCTCGTCGTCGTGCTCGCGAGCGCTGCGGTATTGCAGGGTGTCGCTCGGGTTGATGGTGCTCGAGTCGTCGCGCGGATCCGTGGTCCCGAGGATGGTCGCGAAGCCCTCGTCGTCGTCGGGCCCTCGCGTTGCCCACACCGCGCTCGCGTACCGCTGCCACCGCTCCACCGGGAACCCTTCGTGCGTGTGCGCGATCGGGGTCTCGTTGGTGCCAGGCGTCCGCATGATGACCATGTAGTCGGCCAGCCCCTGCCGGCTCATGGCGGAGTCTTTGCGGATGGTCTTGTGCAGGAGCCCGAGCGCCTTGGTACGCTGCATGGCCGTGACCGGATCCTTCCAGATGCACACCTCCGAGTGGAAGATGAAGCCGTGTTTCTGGTATGCGCGAATGATGTCGCCTCGGAAGTCGCGCAGTCCGATGTAGCCGTCGCGCTCCTTCGATGTCGGCATGGTCATGCAGTGGATCGCGACGAGGCGTCCGGGGCGCATGACGCGGGCGGTCTCGGCGATCAGGTAGTCGTAGTGGGCGAAGAACTCGCCGTCGTCGCGCACGTTGCCGAGGTCGCGGGCGCTTGCTGAGTAGGTGTAGAGCGACGCGAACGGGGGCGAGAAGACGGAGAAGTCCACGCTTCGGTCCGGCATGCCTCGCGCCACGTCCACCGTATCCCCATGATACAGTGCCCACGAATCCCCGATCGCCTGAGTAATGACCTTCATGCTCCCACCTCCAGCCACGCAGGGATCAGCATCTCCGACCCCGGCGCATACTCGTTCGTTTGCCTGTCCTGCCCCGTCACGTTCTGTTGCACCGCGTCTCGCGTCCAGATCGCGAGCTCCTCCCCCATCGCCTTCGCGTCGTCGCGCTTGCGCGATAGGTTCTTCGTGACCTCGCCCTCGAGCTCCGACGAGAACACGTGTACCTCGACCTCGCGCGTCTGGCCGAAGCGGTAGCATCGCCGCACGGCCTGATAGAACGCCTCGAAGGAGTCGTTCACGCCGACGAACGCCATGCGCGCGCAGTGTTGCCAGTTGAGGCCCCATCCGCAGATCTTGACCTTGCTCACGAGCACGCGCGACCGCCCTTCAGCGAACGCCACGAGCCGCGCCTCTTTCGTGTCGACGTCGTCGGCGCCCGCGACCTGGATCGCGTCGTCGCATGCCCTCTCAAGCTCGTCGCCCTCGGCGTTGAGGTCCGCCCACACGACCCACGGCTCGCTCGCCTCGGCGTTGACGAGCGCCGCGCACGCCCGGACGCGAGCGCCCATGGTGCCCTTCTTGGCGGCGCGGCGCTCGGTCAGCGTGCGAGCTTCGTTGGCAAACAGAAGTCCCGTTTCCTTCACTGATCCATGGTCGGCGGGGATGACGTGCGAGATGATGCGCAGTTCTGGGAGGGCATACCCGTCGTCGGGGTATCCCAGGTCGGAGGGCATGCGGACCATGGCCGCCCACCCCGCGACCCATCGCCAGAACGCCTCGCGCGCGTGGCCCTTGAGCCTCCACGTCGATGTCTCTCCGCCATCGTGGCAGAAGTACTCGGCGAGCATCTCCGCCTTCGTGCACACGCCGAGGAACTCGGCGTGCGTCCCCAGCTCGGTGTAGTCGTTCGGGCTCGGAGTGGCGGTGCACGCGAGGCGGAACGGGGTGGCCGCGAAGGCTTCCAGGATCGCGGCAAGGGTCGAGCTCCCGCTCGACTTGATGATGCTCGACTCGTCCAGCACGACGCCGGCAAACTGGCTCATGTCGAGCTTATGCATGCGGTCGTAGTTGATGATGTTGACGCCCGGCCGCACGTCGACGGCCTCGCGGCACAACGTCACGCCGATGCCCACACGCGCACCCTCGGCGACCGTCTGCGAAGCGACCGCGAGAGGGGCCAGGATGATGACGGGCTTGCCCTCGCGTCGCGCCACCTCGTCGGCCCACGTGAGCTGGATACGCGACTTGCCTAGCCCCGTGTCGAGGAACGCCGCGGCCCGCCCACGCCGCAACGCCCACCGGCATACGTCGCGCTGGAAAGGGAACATGTGGGGCCAGTCGGCCGCCACGTCGCCGTATCCCGTTGCCGGGACTGTCGAGAGCTTGCCGCGGACGAAGTCCTCGTAGTCCGCCCTCACTTCGCGTGGAGAGTCCAGTTCGTCGATGTCGATGGTCTTCACGGTTCCAGCCTCCTGAACTCGATGCGCCAGACCCACGGGTTGCTATCCCACGGCGCGCGCTTGCCGTTGATGTCGTCCCAGCCGTCGCGGTACTCGTCGCGGGCGCTGTAGGTGTGGGCGCCCGTGCAGCCCTCTCGCCACGCGTCTGCGTCGTCGATCTCGTGGAGCCGCTCCGCACGCACCGAGACCACCTCGAGCGAGATGCGTGAGGCCCAGCGGGGCATGAAGATAGAGGGGCGCCAGCCATGCGCGGCGCACTTCGGCGACAGTGGCCGCGCGTCCGCATCGTCGCGCTCGCCCGCGTCGTCCGGCGCACCCGATGGGGCGCGACGCCACCCGCCAGCACGATAGGCCACCTGACAGGCTCGTCGAGGGCCGGGATCATGCCCGCAGTGGGGGCACGCGTGCCACGCCTCGCGCACCCAGAGCCGATCGCAAGGCGCGCCGTAGGGCGAGCCGTGCGCCCCGGTCTCCTCCCCCGGGTACAGTGTGATCCCGAGCCTCGCGATCCGCCGCGTGACGCTCTTCCGCCCCTCGAGAATGGCGCGGACCATGGGGGCCGAGAACAGGATGGGACGCTCTTTCACCGCGCCCTCGCGGCGGCGCGGAAGGCGAGGGCGAGGCACACGAGGTCCGCGGCGGTATGCCATGATGCTGCCCGGTACTGGAGCGAGTGCGTGGGCAAGAGACGGAGCGGCCGGCGTCGCAGGCGCAGGCGGCCACCACGACGAACTCCGAGCCAGTCGAGTACGTGCATGAGTCCGCGCCACGCATCCAGCGCCCCCCGCCTGCACGCCTGCCGGCGCTCGCGGTCGAGGCGGGCGCGCAGCCGCGCGACATGCCCCTCGAGCGTCTTGCAGCACCGTGGGCGAGCGAGCCACGCCAGCACATCCTCCGGCGTGCGCAGGTCGCCCGCGCGCAGGTAGGGCCGATGGTCGGGGGTCATGGCTTCTCCGTTGGTGTCATCGCGAGCGCCACCAGCGCAAGGGTCGTGAGCAGCGGCGGCCTCCGCGGCGGCCTCGGCTTCTGCTCGGCCTTGGCCTGCAAGGTTGCGAGCAGCCGGGCCCGCTCGTTGTCTAGCCCGCGGTCGTGTCGTGTGGATTCGCAGTTCAAAGCTTCACCCTCCTTCGGATCACGCCCTCAGTCGCACACGCGAGGCACGGATGACACGCATCCTCGTGGCCATCGTAGTCGCAACCGCAGTCGCACGAGCAGCCCGTGTGGCGCAGCAGCTCGAGCAGTTCGGCAATCACGAGCGAGGTCGTGGCGAGGTCGGCCACGCTCGCGATGCGGTTGGCCAGGTGCTGCACCTCGGGGTCGGCGGCGCTCACTTCTCCACCTCCCTCAGCGCGCGGACGGCGGCGTGAAGCGGCCTCGGCGCGGCGGTCGGTCGTCGGTTTGTCGTCGGCCTCGGCGCCGCGGGAGCGGACGACGCGGCGGAACACCTGCACCTTCGACTCAGGGTGTTCCGCGCGCCATTCTTCGGCGTGACCACGCGCACCGCTCAGCGTGCGAAAGCGCACCGTGAGCCCGTTGTGCGTGTGGAGCGAGAGTGCCCCGTCCACGCGCACCACCCAGTACGGCGCCGGTCTCATCGCGACACCGCCTTTCGGTAGGCGGCAAGGGCGGCGGCATAGGTGCGCGCCTCGGTCCCGCCATGGTCCAAGGCATTGAGCAGATTGAGCAGCGCATCTTGCCTTTTGCGCTCGCCGCTCATCGGAGCTCCACGTAGCCGGTACACCCGGCCATAGGGCACTTGGCGGGGCGTCCCGCCTCAAGCTCCGAGATGAGGGCCTGGATCTCGGGCGAGGCCATGCACCCCAGTCGGATGATGAGGTGCGGAGTGAGCCGGTAGACGAGCGCCGCGTCGTAGACGCAGTCGGCCGGCCCAACGCCGTTCACCTTCTGTCCTCGGCCAGTGCAGTGCGAGTTGTGCCAGATGTGGAGGGCCCCCTTCACGAGGTCGTCCGTCGTCAGCTCGGCGTACTTGCGATGCTCGGCGGCGAGGTACTCCCGATCGCGCTCGAGCTTCGCGTAGGCCGCCAGCGCCACGGCCAGGCGCTCCCGCTCCCGGTCCCCCTTGGCGCTCACTTCTCACCCCGCTCGTGGCGCCGGCCGAGGTTGTAGAGGGCGCGCCACGCGCCCGTGTCGGTAGGCTCCGTCCAATTAGGCATCTCTCTCTCCTTCGGGGGCCGGCCAGGAATCGAACCCGGCACACCACGGCGGCCCTGCGTACTCAGTCCAGGCCGTCGAGGCCCGCGCCCTTCGAGGCGCCCGCCGGAGTGCCAACGAGACCCGCGAGACGCGCAGAGAACGCCCGCGCCCTCGCAGGCTCCAGAGGCTTCACCTGCGGGCCGGTCATGATGTCGGCCTTCATGCGCTCCTCGCCCTCGTAGGTCTCGTACTTGATCGCGACGGTGACCTCGTTCGGGCAGTTCGCGAAGGTCATGTCTCCGCCCTTCCAGCCGATGGCGCGGAGCTTGTCCACGCTGTATTTCTCGGCCTTCTCGGAGAAGTAGAGCCGCACCGTCACGCGCTCCGGAACCTCGAGGTCGCCGCCCGTGATGACCATGGGGATCACCGCCTCGACGTCGCCCTTCTTCGTCTCGCCGAAGGCGCCCTCGCCCGCCACGACTCGACCCTGGTAGTACCCTGCCGGAATGTTCATTTGCTTGCCTCTTTCTTCGTTCGCACCTTGTTCACCAACTCCTCGAGACTCACGCCGGGCTGCGTCGCCGCCGCCCGCGCCTTCGCCGCGTAGTCCTCCGGCATGTCTGCCAGCAGCTCGGCGAGCTCCGCGCGCATCGCCGTCGCGCGGTCCTCCGCCTCGACGAGGGAAGACCACGCGAGCGGCATCACGTCGGGGAGGCCGCGGCTCTTCGCCAGCCAGCCCCCCGAGGGCGCAGCGTGGAGCACGCGCACGCCCGTCGCCTGGCCGAGCGTCCGCTTGTCCTCGCCCTTCAGCGCCACCGTCTCCACCTGGGCGAACAGCACGTGGTCTACCCACTGCGCGAAGGACCCGCGCGGCAGCTTGTGCAACGCCGGCTGCCACATGGGCCACGTCGCTCCGCTCGGGTTCGGGTGCTGCTCGATCGTCGCGTGAGCGAGGAGGACGATGGCCATGGACCGCTCCGTCCAGATGGCGTCGAGCTCCTGGAGCATCTGCCTCCAAAGCATGTGAGCCGCCACGTAGCCCTTGCCGTAGCCGCCGGCGGCGCTCTCGATGGTGCCCACGCCCCCTGTGACCTGCGCCCAGCAGAGCGGCTCCAGCCACCCCAGCGGGTCGACGACCAGTGTGCGGTAGTCGTGTCCCTCGCGGCGCACGTCGGCGAGGGAGGACATCACGTCGGCCCACGTCTTCGGCTCGGGCAGGCGGTCCACGTCGAGGTGCCCCGTGCCGCCCTCGGCGCCGAGCCAGAGCGGCCGCGGAGCGCCCGCCGCGAAGGTGGACTTCCCGACGCCCTCGGCGCCGTAGCAGAGCACGCGGAGCGGCGCGGAGATGCGGCCCCGTCGCACGTGAGAGAGCGCGTTCTGCCTCGGGGGCAGGGGCGCGGAGTCTTTTTTGATGGTCGAGACGTTCATGTTTCCACCTCTGCGATCGCGTCGCACTTTCCAGCCAACTCGAAAGTCCTGCTCGCCGCGCCCGTCTCCGGGTTCACCAACGGCGCTACGAAGGGCTTCTCCACCGCGAGCACGCGGATAGGCTCCTCAGCCCACCGAGCGTGGTAGCCCCGTAGAAGCTCCGTCGCGCGCACCACATCGAAGGGGTCCGGCGCGCCCTGCACGGCGGCCAGCGTGGCGCCGAGGTCCACGGAGCTCCACCACACCTCGAGACCCGCGTGGATGAGCGTGCCGAAGGTCAGCGCGTGCGGCGTCACGCTGGGCCGCCGCCTCTGCACGTAGGAGTAGAGGTACTTCCGCGGACATGCGCGGTAGGCGCTCATGGCGGAATTACTGAGCAACGGCAGCCGGTGCACGAGGCCGGGGAGCTCCTCGTGCGGCGTCTCCGCGGTGCGAAAGCGCGTGTCGTCGGCGATGGTCGTCTCGCCCGCGCAAACTGCCCAGTAGTCGCACGTGCGGCCGTACGCGTCGCAGCTACCGGGGTTCCTCGGCCACGCGTCGAGGCGCATGCTCTCGCGGATAGAGCCCGCGACGAGCCACGTGTCGCGGGCGGCCTCCCTCGCCTCGTCGGGCAGGCGCACGATGATGCCCCTCGCGTAGTACTTGTTCGGGTCCTCGGAGATGTCCGCGCGAAGGCGAGTGGCGTACTCCTCGGGCGTCTCGTCCGCTTCGCGCTGGTTCGCGTAGAGCGCGCCGGCCTTCGTGTACCGCCTGTCCACCTCCGGCGTCGCCTTGAAGGGTCGCAGGGAGGGCTTGCGGATCACGTCGTAGAGCATCCCCTCCACGCCCTCCGTCGCGCCAAGGTACTGGGACACCTGCGTGTCCAGGGTCAGCTTCCGCCAGTAGGTGGAGCCGGGGGCGATGTCTGAGGAGGTCGTCTTGTGCTCGACGACTAGGCGCGCCATGTCCGCCCCCTCGCCTCGCCCCACGTGCGCTTCACCCGGCGCGCCAGTTCCAGGCGCTCTGCGCTCGGGATGTCCTCACGGGCGAGCAGCCCCGTCTTGTGCTCGACCACGAGGATCTCGCCGGGGGTCATGGCTTCACCTGAGCCTTGAGCCACGCCTCGTAGCGGTCCACGGCGCGCAGCAGGTGGTGCGACGAGGACACCAGGACCTCGCGCTCGCGGGCGTCCACGGCCCAGCGGCGAGCGTTGCGCAGCACACTCTCGAGCAGCGCAGCCTCGCGCTCGGCGGTCCTCTTCGGAGTCAGTCCCGCGCCCCTGAGATCGTCGGCAGTCGCCGTGAATCTGTAGAGGAACTTGCCTGCGTACGGCTTCGGGCCGTCAATGCGATAGCCGTTCACGTACAGGCACGGGCCGTTCACGCCGAGGACCACGTCGAAGGTAGTGAGTTGCTCCTTGCTCATCGGAGCGCCTCCAGGGCGGCGAGGGCGGCGTCGAGGGCCGCGAATCGGCCCGGGTAGTCGTCTCCGAAGCGGCGCCGCATGTCCTCCGCCGCCTCCGCGACCGCCCGAAGCTTCGCGGTCTCGGCGAGGAGGGTGTCCACGTCGTGGCACGCGTCCTCGGCCACGCACCACGCGCGAATGCTGAGGTGGTCGCGCGCTCCGTCGCGGAGCCACGCGCGGAAGCGGTCGCGGCGCTCCTGCGTCGTCTTCAGGTCAGCCACGGGACACCCCCAGCCCCGCGAGGCGCGCGAGGGTCGCGGGGACTTCGGCGCCCAGGAGCCCGTCCCGCTCCGTGCGCGCGGCCACGTAGGCCGCCGCGGTGCTCTCGATGTAGGGCGGCCGCCTCCGGCGCGCGAGGGCGCGGAGCTCGTCCGCCTCGACCAGAAGCGCGCATACAGCGAAGCTGCGCCGGCCCTCCAGCGCGCGCGCGTGCTCGGGCGCCATCGGCGGCGGCACCCTCACCTCGGTCCAGCCGCGCGCGTCTCGCAGCGCAGCGTGCGCGTAGCGGTACAGGTCCGCGCTCGTCCGCCCAGGGTACGCGCTCACGCTGCCACCGCTCCGCTCGAGGTCAGGATCCCCACGTGCAGCGCGGCCTCTTCGGCCTCCGGCCCGTCGAGCTCCAGCACGGTGAAGCCCTGCCCGTCGCACGCCTCGCAGGTCTCGCGCTCCCTCGTGTCCGGCGCCTCGCGCTCGCCGAACAGCGCGGGCTGGATGCTCCCCCGCCCGTTGCACGCCTCGCAGGGGATCTTCTCCCGGTACACGCCGTCCGCGTATTCGATTCTGTAGTTCATCTCTCCACCGCCCTTCTAGGCAGTGAAGTTGTACTATTCAGAATCGGGCGTCAAGCGCGTGTTGTGAAATTCAGAATTATCCCGAAAACCCCGTAGGTCTGCCCCACGATGGTCGACACGGCGGGCCCCGTGCGGGTGACCGCGTGCCCGCCGATGGTGTAGCCGCTCATGTCTACAGCGTAATTCGGCCGCGATTCTGAATTTACCGCGATTCGCTTGCCTCGCGATTCTGAAAATTGTAACCGTGAGGCATGACCAAGCTCGAACGTAGACGCTGGGCGGCGGCGCTCCGAGCGCACCTGCGCAAGCGTCAGATCACACAGGCGGACTTCGCTCGCGTGCTCGGGGTCGCTCCCTCCGCGGTGCATTACTGGCTCCGCGGCGCGGTGCCCCGCGCTGCGATCCGTGAGTGCGTCGAACGCGCCATCGCTGCCTGAATTCATCGCCTCAGCGTGCCTGCGCGCTGGGGCTTTTCAATGTCCGCCGTGTTCAGCGGTGCGGCGCCCCGCTGCACGGTGCTTCAGTCACTGCACACCGAAACGGAAGAGGTACCCCGATGAACGCTGAACAAGTCAAGAAACCCGCGAAGAAGGCCACAAGAAAGGTCGCACCTGCACGGACGCGCACCTCAGGGGGAGTGAGCTACGACGCGGCGGCGCTCATCCGGACCGAGTGCGACGAGCTGGCGGACATGCTCATCGCGAAGAACCAGAAGTACGGGAACAGCGCCCTGGAGCCGATGCGGGTCTTCTCGAGGGCTTCGCCAGTGGAGCAGATCCTCACGAGGATCGACGACAAGATCTCACGCCTCCGCGTCGCCTCGCTCGACGAGGACGAGGACGTGGTGCTTGACCTGCTCGGGTATCTCGTCCTCCTTCGCGTCGCCCGGAGCATCTCGCCCATCCCCTACCGGCTCACCGGAGGTGCGGTGGGCCACATCGAGCAGGCGCGGCAGAAGCGCAAGGCGAAGACGCCGCCGGAGGGAGCATGATCCCCGTCTACGTGCGGGTGAACTTCCGCGACCTGGACACGGGCGCGTGCTGGTCCTGGCGCATGCGCGAGGACGTGGCGCACCTCCGGGCCGCCGAGCATGTGAGGGCCTGGGCGCGTGACGGCGTGCGCGTCGAGGTGTGCAAATGAACCTCGACCTCGACCAGATCCGCCGGGACGCCCGGCGCGTCGTCGCCGAGCTCCACGCCTGGGCGAAGCGAGACCTGGACGGCTGGGGCGTGGCGCGTGCGAGGGACGGGCGGCGCCGGTCCTACTCGCCGGACACGAGCTCTGCGCGCTACAAAGAGAGCGCGCTGCGCGGCTCGCGGCGTGCCGGCGCGCTCTCTCGCGGGAGGCCGCAGTGAAGGCGCGGCTGGCGTCGTCGCTGGAGACACGGCTAGCGCTCCATCGCACCGGCGGCGGGTGCTCTGTCATGGTGGCTGGCGCGCCGTGCAAGCGGCTCGCGACGCGAGCCTACACGCGCGGCGGCATGGCGCACGCGGCGTGCGAGGCGTGCCTCGTGCGCCTCGGCGCGGTGCCTGCGCCACGGGAGCCCAGCGGGCAGGGCGGGCTGATGTGAGCCTGCGTCCCTACCAGCGCGCTCTCGTCGATGGCGTTCGCCGCGAGTGGGAGCGGGGAAACCGCGCCGTCTGCATGGTCACGCCGACCGGTTCCGGCAAGACGCACACGGCGGCGTCCATCCTCGCCGCGGAGCCTGGCCCCGTCGTCTTCGCGGCGCACCTTGACTCGCTCGTCGGAGACACGGCGGACCGCCTCCGTAGCGCCGGGGTGCCTTGCGGCATCGTCGCGCCGTGGGCCCCCGAGGAGCCTGGACACCGCATCCAGGTGTGCAGCCTCGGCACGCTGCACGCGAGGGGCACACGGCCGCCGGCGGGCCTCGTGGTGCTGGACGAATGCCACCGCTCGGAGGCGCCCACCGTCTCGGCCATCCTCGCGGACTACCCCGAGGCGCGCATCCTCGGCCTCACGGCGACGCCGCAGCGGGGCGACGGGCAGGGCCTCGACGGGTCCTTTGACGCGATGGTGTGCGGCCCCTCGGTCCGCGAGCTGACCGCCATGGGCGCGCTCGTCCCGGCTCACATGGTCGTGACCGTCGACGAAGGGAAGCGCGGCGATGCGGTGGCCGAGCTGCGCCGCCTCCCCGGTGCGTGGCGCGCGCTGGTGTTCTGCGAGTCTCGCGAGGAGGCGCGGTACACCGTCGAGCGGCTCACGGACGCGGGACACCCGGCGGGCTACATCGACGGGGAGACGCCGCGGAAAGAGCGCGAGCGCCTCCGTGTGGCCCTGCGGCGGCGGGAGCTTCACGCGCTCGTTGGCGTGTCGGTTTTCGTCGAGGGGTTCGATGAGCCCTCGGTAGACGTGGTGGCGCTCGACGCGGCCTTCGGCACGCTGGGGCGCTACCTCCAGGCCATCGGGCGCGGGCTGCGTAGCTTCCCCGGCAAGGCGCACTGCACGGTGCTCGACGTGCGCGGCGCGGTGTTTCAGCATCTTCCGCCTGACGTGGAGCACGAGTGGTCTCTCACGGGCGAGGCGGTGACGCAGCGGCTCGCGGGCCTCGCCTTCTCGCGGTGTGAGGCGTGCTGGGCGGTGTTCCCGAGGGCGAAGGTCTGCCCGCGGTGCGGGGTGAGCGCGCTGGTGAAGGCGCTCCCGGTGCGGCGGATCCAGCAGGCCGCAAGGATGGCGAAGCTCGAGGCGATGCCCGCGGACCTGCGGCGCGCGCGGTACCACGCGGGCCTCGTACACGTGGGGATCTCTCGCCGGCGGATGAGCCCGGAGCGGGCGAAGCGGTGGGCGGACGAAGAAGTCGCGAAGAGGTTCCCATGAGGCAGGCTCGAAGGCCCGAAGACCAGCTACAGGACGAGGTGACGCGAGCATGCGGCGCCCTCCCTGGCGTGGTCCTGCTCGACCTGCGCCACGTGGGAAAATACGCCCGCGTCTACGCCGGAGGCTACGGCCCGCCGGTGCAGATCGGTCGCACGGGGCAGCCTGACCTGCTGCTCCTCGTCGACGGGCGGGCGCTGGGCATCGAGCTGAAGATCGCCACGGGGCGCGTCTCTGCGGGGCAGGTGACCTGTCACGCGGCGTGGGGCTCCATGGGCACGCCCGTCGTGGTGGTGCGCAGCGTGGCCGAGGCGCTGGCGGCCGTCGAGGCGCGCAGAGCATGAGCGCAGCGAGCGAGAAGGCCATGATTCGCCGCATGCGCGGCCTCTGCCCGGACTGCGGCGCGGAGCGAGGGACGCGGAGCCGTTGCCCGGTGCACCTCGCAGTGCACGCGGAGCGCGCGCGGAAGCGCAGGCAGCGATGAAAAAGGGCAGCCAGTACCACGGTGGGCGGCGCACGGCGCGGCTCACGGAGGCGGAGAGCGCCGCGGTGGAAGCGCTCTGCCGGCAGCTCGGAGCCGCACCGACGGCCCGTAGGCTTGGTGTCTCCGTCACGACGCTGGACGGTCTGCGGGGGCAGGGCCTCGCGCCCGAGTCCACCATCGCGAGGGTCCGTGCTGCTCTCTAGCCTCGACGAGACAGCAGACGCGAGGCTCTTCGGCGCGGTCCACGACGGCTTCCTGCTCGACGATGGCGGGCCGGTGGAGAGCGAGGTGCTCGCCTACGCGCTCGAACTCTGGCGCATCACGGGGGACCGCTCCCGCGTAGCTCTCGGCCTCTCCGCATGGCGCCCCGGCGAGCCGTGGGCGGAGTGGATAGAGGCCGCGGTGGAGGGGTGGCGGGAGACACGGCCACGGGTGGAGACGATGCGCCTTCTGGCCGTGGCGGTGGCCCTCACGGGCGAGGCGTCGCGCGTGGCCCTCGAGGAGCGGCGCGCGCTCGAGCGGCAGGTGGAGCGAGCGGACGCGGCGCGGGTGATCGAGGTGGGCGTGGCAGAGCTTCTGAAGGGGGTGCTCCGTGGATGAGATCGAGAAGGCCATCGCGACGCTGGCGAAGCCGAAGAAGCCGCGTGGGCGCCCAGCGAAGGCCGTATCCGACGAGCTCCCCGAGAGCGGGAGCGCCGAGCTCACCGGCGAGCGCACGGACCTCGCGAACGCTGGGCGCCTCGTGGAGTGGCACGGGGACGCGCTCCGCTTCGTCGCCGCCTGGAACAAGTGGCTCGCATGGGACGGCACACGCTGGCGGGCCGACGACAACGGAGGCGCCGAGCGCCGAGCCCATGCCACGGCGCGCCGGCTCGCAGGCGAAGCGCAGCAGCAGCTTTTCGACGCCATGAGCGCGCAGCGCATGCGCCCCGACGATCCACGCGCGGCGAAGGCAGGGGCGAGAGCGCGCGACCTCTTCAAGTGGGCCATCGACTCTCAGAGCGGCTCTCGCCTCGCGGCCACCCTCAAGCTCGCGCGATGCAACGCGGCGCTCGCCATCACGCAGACGGAGCTCGACCGCGACCGTCACGCGCTGAACGTCGCGAACGGCACGGTGGACCTCCGCACCGGCGCGCTCCGTCCTCACGCGCGCGCCGACCTGAACACGAAGCTCGCGCCGCACGCCTACGACCCCGGCGCGCTCTGCTCAACGTGGGACGCGTTCCTGCTCCGCGCCATGGGCGGCGACGTGGAGCTCGTGGGCTACATCCAGCGCCTCGTGGGCTACAGCCTCACCGGCGACACGAGCGAGCAGCTTCTTGCGTTCTGCTACGGCAAGGGGAGCAATGGGAAGAGCACCTTCCTCGGCACGCTGCGGAGCCTCCTTGGCGACTACTCCACCGTTGCGGCGCGAGGGCTCCTTTTTCGGCGCAAGGGCGGCGGAGAGCGCCACCCCACGGAGCTTGCGAGCCTCTTCGGGGCGCGCTTCGTCGTGGTCCCCGAGGTGGAGGAGGGGAGCGCCTTCGACGAGGCGCTTATCAAGGACCTCACCGGCGGCGACGCCATCTCGTGCCGGCGCATGGGAGAGGACTTCTGGAGCTTCGAGGCGAGTCACAAGCTCTGGCTCGCGGGCAACCATCGGCCCGTCGTGAAGGGGAACGACCACGGGATCTGGCGCCGCATCAAGCTCATCCCGTGGACGGTGCTCGTCCCGGACCACGAGAAGGACATCCACCTAAGCGCAAAACTTGCGGCCGAGGCGCCCGGAATCCTCCGCTGGGCGGTCGCCGGCGCCATCGAATGGCACGCGAAGGGACTCCAGCAGCCCGCCGTGGTGCGCGATGCGTCCGAAAAATATCGAAAAGAATCCGATGCGACGGGTCAATTCTTCGATGAACGCATGGTGTTCGGTCCAAAAGAAATCATCGTCCGGAGCGAATTAAGGAAGGTCTATCTGGCCTGGTGCGAGGAGACCGGGAACCTTCCGCTGGGCGCTCGGGCCCTCGGAGAGCGGCTCCGTGAACGCGGCGCGTCAGACGGAAAAGTGAGAGTTTACGGGAAGCCAGTCGACGGATGGCGCGGTTTACGCCTTGCGACAGAACATGACGCAGTGCAGAAGGAGGCCGTAGTGGGTAGTGAGAATATTATCCAGTTTCCCAGGTCAGGCGAAATCTCCGCGTATGGAAATAGAGCCGAGGGCGGAAACAGCCTCGCGAAGTCCCTACCCACTACGGGCACGGACGAGCACTATGAGCACGCCTTCTCCGACCTGCTGGACGAGCCGTGAGGGCCCCGAAGGCTCTGGGGGCTCCCTTGGCCCACCCCCGAGCTGAAAGCGCGTCTGCGCCCCCCTCAGGCGCGCGCGCGAGGCGTGTCGAAGAGGTGGCCGCGCTCATGCGGGCGGAGGCGAGCCGCCGTGTCGCCGCCGAGCTCGCCGACCCTGATGGGCTGCGGGTGACAATCGGCACGCGGCTTGAGAGCATCATGCTCACCGGGGAGGATCGGGACGCGGTGAACGCGGCCTCCGTCGCGGCGAAGCTCCATGGGGGGTTACGGGTGGTCGGGGGTGGAGCGGGAG